ACTTAATGAATTGTTGAATAAACCATCGTGGTACATAATCATTAAACTCCACACTTGGTGTTTTGGTTACAATGATAGTATTACTAGAATTAAAAAATAGATTACTCATTTTTCTACCCACCATTCAATTTTAGGATTTGCTCTTTCATACATTTCAACCAATTGATCCATAGTCCACAAATCATCAGTTTCAAATGTTTCCAACCAATGACCAAATCTACCCCATGATTCATCTTTCATAGGATCAACACCAATTTCTGCACCAAAAGGACCTAAACCATCACCATGGCAATCAATACGACCACACGAATATGATTGAGTAATCTCATTATACTCGAATGATTCACCAGCTTTTCTGCCAGTTAATTTAGAATCTTCGGTAAGTGTTCGTGTTACTCTTTTGGTTAATCCACGGTCAATATACCATTGCATATTGATAACACCCATCCAATTGGTAGAATATCTTACTGGCATTTATTTACTTTCATCAATAGGTGCATAATCAATATGAGCACCAAATTCATCTTGATATAACATTGCATCAGATTCTAATATCTCCACTTCTAAATCGTAATGTAGTATATCGTAATCAACAAATTTATGGATATGTCCCTTATCATACACACGGAAGAAATAGAAAGGATTACCATCTATATCAGATCCGTGCATAATAAATCCTTTTGTGCCTTTGGCAGGTTTAACAGAACGAATTTTACTCATTATTCTGCCTCTGCAAAATTACAATAAACTTCTTTATAGATTGATTTGATAACATCACCAGCATGGTTATCTGCACAATACTCTTTTACTTCCTGAACATCAAAGAATTGCACATGAATGGTTCTACCAGATTCAAACTCAACCATATACACACTTTCATAATCTGCATCATAACTCATGCTGTCTCCTTTGCTTTACAAAATTCGGTAAACTCTTCCAAAGAGCCTTCGAAAATTGGCTCATAGGTTTCATCCTGTGTGCCACCAAAGAAATTACAACCACAATTCATAACTTTGATTTTTAATTTACCATCAATATTATAAATGTGATATTCAAAATCTTGGCCACAATCTTCTGCCGTTACAGGATACAAATAAAACTGTCCTGCTTCTGTTTTAAAATTACACACCAACTGTGCAGCTAAACAACCCATGCCATTGAAGAATCGACCGGTTTGACCCATACGCAGACCATTGGTCATTGTACCAGTAGTTAAAAACTCTGCCAATTCTGCACCATGACCTTCAGGATAACCATCAAACTGTCGGTACATATTGATAATTGCTTCTGGCTTTTCACCACTCTTACATTCTTCATATACAAATGTTAATGCTCTGGTACCCATATTATCTCACATTCAAATAAGTGTTAAATTGTTCTTCATACAAACTGATGATTGTATCATCGGTACATTCACGCAGATTATCTTTCATTAGTGTTTCTAATAAAGGCAATAATTCTGCTTTCTTCATCTTTTTGATTGATACCATATAATCATCAACCATTTCGGTAATCAATCGTTCAATCATTATGCTCATACGCCTGCCCATTTAATATGCTTAAAACCACCACAAATAATGTTACCACGAGAAAAGTTACGAGCGGGACCACGCCATGTTGCTGACTTTAATATATCACCACGCTTAAACTTCTTATCATCATCCATCATAATCCATGAATGTGAAGAACGCTGACCAATACTAAATTGGCCAATATGCTTCATAATCACATGGACATATTTGCGACCATACTCATAGGTAAACTCTATGAATTGATTGGTACCTTTACTATTATAATCTGCTTGTAAATGTGCCACATAATCTTGAACACAAATATCAAAATCTTTAAAATCCATCATTAATGGCTCCTATTATTTGCCCAACGAACACCACGCTGAAATGCTTCACGCTCAGTCCTCAATAAGTCCATATCACGATAACTGCGCTGATATACATCAAATGAATGAGCATAACGCTTGCGGGTAGAACCTTTGAAACCTGGTTGTGGTCTAGGACCACGGAACATTACATAATACTTGGTAAAATCAATAAACTGCTTGATACCATCATAATTGTCCATCGGTACACCTTTGTATGATGAACGGAAACCTGCAGGTGCCTGCCATTTAGCAAACACCATTTTCATAATATCTTCTTTTTGTTTATAATCTAATTTCATAATATATTCCTAAAAAGATGTGGTCTTATATCCGACAGAATGCCACATTTAAACAATTATACTTTACTAAGATTTACCACTCTAAAATCAAACTCCATAAAACTGGTTTGATGCGGTACATACATTACTTCACCCACTCTATTGGTTTTTTTCTTGGTGGTTTCATATTTTTTAAATTTATCAGCAGTAACCTCTACTTTGTATGCCAAGAAACCTGCTTCTGTATTATTGGCATCAATTACATCACCTTCAATAAATGCATCATCACGACCTGCACATGGTTTAAAATCATAGGCACGGATAATATCACCAACTTTTGCAACTCCAGTAAATTTCAACATAAATCCTCTTTTTTGTGTTTTACTTTGAAAACTCTTTATAATCAATAATGTACCATTATAAAGGATGCCTGCAAAAACCACAAGCATTCTTTATAATGTGTTGTACCGAAACAACACCATTATATTTTACTACCAACTGCGTACCGTAAAGCATTCAATTTCTACAAATTCATCTTCCACATCATCTGGTATTTGTTTCTCAACATTATTAGCAAACGATACAGCGGCATCATTATTATCAAATACTTTTAGATTAACCCAACCATTCTCTGGTCCAAAGCTTTTAACGATATACACTTCCATAATTACTCCTTATTATGTAACCAATCCAACGATTCAGAAATACAACCATCAGCACAACTCATATTTCTTTCAACAAAATCAATGCCATTATCACAAGCATAATGATAAACATCAGATAATATATCTTGTGCCATTTTTAATTTAACTTGTATTTCACTCTTGGTCATACTTTACTCCATGATAAATTCATTAACTCAGCAGCTTTTGTGTAAATATGGTTACTGCCATCATTTCCTTCTTCCAAATACTCTTGATAATGAGAATATTCAGAATTACCAACATACTCAAGAATATCAATTAGACTATCTAATTGGTCTTCCGTCATTTCTACCTTAATCATCGTTTTCTCCAAATACCGTTGAAATATCACGCTCTACCAATTCTGTTTCTAATTCTTCATCGGTATATTCTTGATAACCTTTAAAACCAGAATATAACATTTCAGCAATCATTGATTCATCATTAAATTCACCTTTCATGGTAAAAATAGAATCAATATCATCATTGATTAATGTATCAATGGCATTATCTCGCCATTTAGGATTAAAACTCATTACCATTATGCCAATTCCTCATATAATTCAACAATCTGGTCATTATCCATCTTTTCGAATAGACCACGAATAAGATTTTCTACATACAAATCCATCTCATCCAAACCCATACAACGCACCATATTCATTTCATCACGAACCAGTGCATCTACCATACGGTCAATATTACTAATACTCATTAAATGCTCCCAATCATATCTTGCAATTCAGAAAAGTCCGAAGCGTCCTGCTCATCATAATAAGGACTATCCTCATCATATACACCAGTTTCCTGATACTCACACAATGAAGCATGAATGAGTTCCATCTGGTTCTCAGAAATATCAAAACCGGCTTCCGGCACACCATCGACAAACTTGGTTAATTCATAATGCACCTTACTCATAGATTATCTCCTTAATATCGGTAATTTCGGAATCGTCCAATACCAGATTATATGATTCATAGAATGATTCCTTTACTCTACGGATATATTCTTCCTTGGTCTTTACCTCATGGTTATTACCTTCCCATACCACTTTAACGGTACACTCAAATTCTTTATATTGGTCACTCAATTTCTAACTCCTCTATTTCAATGGTTTCATTATCTTCCGCATATGATTTTAATACATTGGCAAACTCATGCGCCTTATCAAAGGTAGAAAATGCTTTAACCGCTTCGGTAGACCAATTATTAGGTTCTACCTCTAAATGGGACATTACCACAAATACTTTACTCATATTAAGTCCTCCACATAAGGTTGCTTGATAATCTGATAATCATAATTGGTAATATCTTCACCTGGTTCAAGATTATCACAAATTGATTGAAATACCCACTTATCTGCTCGAGTATCATCTTCAACCAATAAATCCATTGTAATTCTAACTAATTTCATTATTAACCTTTAATCTGTATTTTTTTGAAAATGAATGGCGGCATACCGATAATACTATTCAATTCTGCCATTTTATCCCATGCTTCATCTTCAGTCGCACACACATAACTATTTTTAACCAATTCTTGGTCATCAAATTCTTTGGAATAAACCAAATAGATAAATCTTTTCATTAAGCCGCCTTTAACATAATACTAGGATATTTCACAAAACCGCTGGTATCTTTCTTTGCTTTACCTTTGGCATATAAACCAACCACAACTTGCTTAGGATCAAGAAAGCGTAAATCAGACTCATCGCCATTAAACACAGGTAAACCCATGTAAGTATCAGGCATTGGTAGTGTTTTCTTGATACCAAACACCACAGCGATATTATAACCTGCCTTACGAGCAAGCAATACATCAAGGTCATTACCATCTGCCGCACTAAATGTGAGTGAATAATTACTAATATGACTTACTTTGCGACCGATAATCTTGGTATAGTCATAGAATTGCACATGGCCAAAATAGGCAAAGATATTAGAATAGGTTACATTACCAATGGTCACAGGATATTTCTCCCATGCAATATCGCTTGTACCGTTTAGGCGAAATACTGGCACCAGACCTTTACTTGCTGACTGCTTAATCGCCAAGGTAATATCTTTAACTAATAATGACATAAACTGCTCACGGTCATTATAGAATAATTGAGTTTTGCGGATACGAGCCTGCTGAATGGTGTTGGTATTCTCACCTCGCTTAAACATACCACCACGACCGGCCGTATTTAAACACGCAGCAGCACAACCTGCAGTAGCCTTAGGACAGGTATTATGACCTGAAAGCGTATGCGGTGCTAAATGCAGAATATAGGTATTGTAGCCTTGCGCCATACCTTTTAAAGTCTTAGGATTACCTACTGATAACAAATGCATATAAACTCACTTTTCAAAAATTACAATCGAAAACAACATAATAACAACCAAAAAACCATTATACAGGCATTGGAATACACCACAAGCAATATGGCATATTCCAATGACAATACCTTGCCATTAGTTTAAAAACTGTTGTATCCTCACAACAGGTAATAATGCTTATACATTATACTAAAAAACATATTCATTATCCAATAGATTATTAAGAATAAACCACATAATACTACCGAATAATATAACCGCCTATAAAGGTGCATAATGAATTTCTTTCTCAGATAATAATGCTACCGATACTGGATTATCTCTCCATCTAAATGATAATGGAGTATCTAATGCTACCGTATAAAGAAATTCACGACCATAATACCTACTGGTTAATACTTTACCGATAATGGCATTATTACCATATAAACCAATTACCCTAGAACCATCTTTAATCATACTACCTCCGAGAAAATAGATTTAGCTTCTGATAATGATAATACGCTGGTTTCAAACTCGGTATAATCATCATTAAAACTACAAAAATCAATCATTTCTTGATAATTGGTAAACACGATAATATCAAAATCACCTTTTTCCCAATGCCTTACTGCGCAAAATGCATCTTCACCTTTAATCATATAATCACCTTTTCAATACCGAGAATAATACCTTGCTTCATATAAACAAAATTGGCATATTCTATTGCCAATGTAATACTTTCAAAATCAATACCACCACAAGTATAAGAATATTTCATAATACCTCCATATTATACTGGTAATAGATTATCCATATTAGGATAATCACAAGCAGCTAAAAATCTCTCAATATCAAAAGAACCATTATCCGCTTTTAATTGGACTGCTAAATCACAACATAATTGGAATGGTGCTTTATTCTCGGATAATACTTTAGCCAACATAATATAATGCTTTTTACTCATATAATGCTCTCCTTAATAATATAAAATAATATCTTTATTACTTTCCGTAATATAGTCGTTGATATAGTCGCTATAATGGTGCTCTTGAATGGTCTTAATTTCTATTTCAGATTAACCTAGTGCGTCCTAGATAATCCTGAGAGATATTTTGAGCCATTTTAAGTAATAATGGTATTACTAATAACCTCTATAAGTATCTGATTATAAAGGTTATTATAATACCACTTTAAGCTAATTTAGCAGTTAATTTAGCTAATTTCTCCTGAGCAGCTTTAATCTGCGCTTCGATTTTCGCTTTCTTTTCTGCTTCTTTATTAGCCTTAATAATACTCTTAGTAGATTTATTCAATAATAAATCCTCCTTAATCATTTCACGGAGAGATTTTACTAAAGCACGCTTATCCTTAATAGATAATGAAGAAATGGTGTCGATAAATGTAGTCATAATATATTCCTTTTAGTTAATGGTAAATGTAATGGTTACTGCTTGATAATCACGCAAATTTACGATATAATCTAATACCAGCTTTTGCGCCTCTTACTGCTTTACTGGTTAATCGGTCACTTTTAGTGGTAATAATATGACCGCCATTATTGAGATAATCCAGTATATCCTTTTGGATTTGAATATCGGCAATAATCTTGGCATTTTCTACTGGTTTATTATACTGCTTACCAGTGAATTTAGCCGAGATAGTATTAGCGATAATATACTCATTATCCATAATAGCAGCCTTTTTAGCCGCAGCTTTCTCCTTACGCTTAATAGACTTAATATCCTGATTAACTCTGGATAATAGCTGCTTTAATTCAGTTAATGATAATCCGTTAATATCCATATAATAATAATATAATAAAATGCGCAAACGGTGCGCAGAACCGATTATAGGAGTATACAGGAACCATGGTTTTTGTCAAGTGGTATTTTTGCGATTGGCGCAGGGGCTGGTGGTTTATTGGCCGATGATGGCCAGAGTGTTGTATTGGAGCAACGGCTGTGGCTGCTTAGAGGCTGGTATTGTGGTGCTCAGAGGAAAAAGTGTTGTATCGGAGCAACGTTCCGAGCAGTATGGAAAAAAGCTCTGGCCAGGTCAAATCAATGATTCAGTAACTCCTTTTTCCAGGAATTTTTTCAGGATCCGACTTTTTTGGATTTGAATTTTTTCCTGGAGCGGGTCTTACGGAAATACTCTTTTTTGAACTCTAGAAAGGACGTTGTATTAATTAATTCGGGATCTTTTTTACAAGCTTCCCTCCAAGCATCATTAACTCTAATGGTATCTAATTGCTTACCCCAAGCAGCTTTGTTAATATCTTTGATTAATTTGGTATCAGAACGAATACCAAGGCCTTGAGCACTTTTATTTCTCATGATGTCCTCCAGAGCAATCACACTTCTTTCTTCCTTGATGACAACTACCACGGCATCCATCCACAGAGTTTCTCTTAGGGTACTGACAAGGTGCTTCGTAATTACCTGTTTCGCATCGATGGTCACAGGTAACTCTAATAGAAAACCACTTATCGATTAATCGTACCCACCAGGAATAAGGTCTACAGTTCTTCATTATTTTTTCCAGTTAAATCCTAATAGTTTGTATAATAGTTTCTGAATCCATGACGGTTCTTTCTCCATACCAATCTGAACTCCACCAATGTTGAGTTGACCTACTGAATTTTGAGGAGAGACAGAAAGTGTAGGAGCAATGCTCGTAGTCCATGTAGCATTCGAAATGGTGAAGGTAGGTCCTGCGGGAGAATAAGGTACCGATAATTTTGGTTTCTCACAACCTTCGAAATTTAATCCGAGGTCAATCTGTTCGGTGAGTGGCCAAAAGAATTGTATCTCGGTCTGCTTTGGATCTTTCCACAGGGTTTCTGGAATACCCCATAGTGAACCTCCAGGAAAATCCTCATATTTTTGACCGAACATTATTCTTCCTTAAAATCAGGCATTTCTTCGGTGTCTAGAATATCATCTTCTGAGAATGGCCATGGGGCCGAGGTATCTTCCCAATCCTCAGGAACTTCTAGAGGTTTCTTTTTTGGATTCTCTGCGGACTCTCTATCTTCGGTGGTAAATGTAGTCATCTGTAATACTCCCGTAATATACTCGTTTACTATATAAGTATAAACACTAATACGATTGGTGTCATACTCTAAAACTTCTCAAAAGGAAAATCATGAACTTCTTAAAACAAATTTCGGACGCTTTGAAGTCCTTCTTTAATACTTATGGTCCTATGACTTTAGACGAGTATATCTCTCTAAAGCGTCCTCAGAATAATGCCGACTTGGATCGCATTGTTCGTGAGTTTAACGAACTTCGTTACTGGTAAGCCCCGGAAGCGCTTGAAAAACTTCTTGTTCTTTGAGCGCTTATAATGCTTATAATGATTGTTGTTCGGTTAGGCCACGCCACTCGATAATTTTAAGTTTCGTTCCGCCAATATCATCCTCTGGTCCAAAATATTCCCGCCATTCGGTGCCGTTCCAATATGCTTTATGTGGAAACGGCCACGACCTTACTTTGACTTCGTAGATACCTTCGTAGACTGGTTTGATTTCTTTATTGAACCAGTCGGTCGTTTCGTATTGAACTTCTGACATATTACTCGCCTTCGAACACCAGAACCAAATCTTCTTCGTCAACAATCCAATATTCAATATTCTCATACTTTACTTTCTTTGCTTTTTGCCAGTTAGGTAGAATCACCTGACCAACTTCAACAATCGTAACATCAGGACCAATTGCAACGATTTTACCACGGGAAGCTTCTTCTCTATCAGCAGAAGCTAAAACAATACCACCTTTAGATACTGTATCTTTTTTAACTGCTTCAAGGATAATATTCGATTTGATAGGTTTGATACCGATACTAGCTGGTTTTGTTTTAGATTTTTTGGTTGCCATAAATTTTCTTTCTACATTCTTCAATTACTTTGGTGGGAACATCGGGGTGCCAACCACCGATTAACATATCACAATTATACTTGATAGTTTCTGTCCTGTCAAATATTTTGTGGTAATCATCATCAGATACGAAACCATAGACCAAAGCAAATGCCACTATGCAAGAGAATAGTTGGATTGTTTGGATGATATCGTATCTGTCTTTAAACATTTATTTTAAGCATTTCTTCGTAGGTATAATTTCTGACCATATACTTAGATGGATTTTTTAGATAACAGGCCTCCAAGTCACCTGGTCGTCTTGGACCATAAGTAACATTACAGTTTAGTTTATTGACCTTAGTAAAAATTTCCACAATCTCTCTGGTACTTTTAGTATCACCATAAGCAAGGTTCTCAATATCATTAGCCGGTTCATCGATTGCTTTAATGATGGCTGCACAGATGTCGTTTACATGGACATATTCACGAATACAAGTACCATCAAATGTATTGTAGTCGGATCCAAAAATGGTAAATTTACCAGTTTCTTTAATCTTCTCTAGGTTCAACATCAGACCTTCTGGATTGGTAGCGGAGAATCCATCTGAACCAATTACATTGTAGAAACGGAAAATAGTATAATCGTATGCCTTTTCTTTGACAACATCTTCAGCAATACGCTTAGAGAAACCATAAGGTGAATCAGGATTAGATGCGGCGCCCGTAGAGGCAAAGATAAAGTTATGGTGCGGAATTTTTTCCAAAACATTGATTGTACCAGAAACATTGGTTTCATAATAAAGAGTAGGATACTTAACAGAATTTCCAACACGAACTAAAGCCGCCAAGTGAATAATGGTATGAAATGTTTTTTCGCAACAATACATATTACGAATATCACATTCTTCGAGGCCTTCACCTGTAATATCTAAACCATATAATTCAATATCTGGTCTGGTTTCTTTAATCATTTTCCACAGGTGTTGGCCAATATAACCTTTATGGCCAGTAATCAATACATTTTTCATTTTGTTTTCTTTTTACATTCACACCAAGATTCTTTTTTACCACACTTATTACAGTAACCTTTTAGAATAGGTCTATCACCAAAAATTTTATTCCATTTCTTTGCATATTCTTCTTTTGGAATTGCAAAAGGTCTTGGAGAACTTCCTTTGCCACCGTCACTCATTGTCTTTGTGCTTTCAATTGTTGTATTATATTCTTAACTTCGGTTCTCATAGGATTATTGTATGGTAACCAAACGTATATTTTTTGTAGCAATTGTAATAACTGTTCAGGATGCATCTTTATAGTCCAAAAATTTTATTACGGGTAACTTATTAGCAACTTCAACATAGGCATCTTTTAATGTTGGAGCCAAAACTTTACAATGAAATATTCCATCTTCAATCATAATATCAAATGGTGCAACACCAACCCAAGATTCATCAACAATACATCTAATATTCCATGCCTTGGCTTGCCGACATCTTTTAATCAACTCATTATATATTTTTTTTGGATTAAACGGATCTTCGTATACGACTTCAGGCATTTTCGTTTAATAGTCCTGGTCCGTTACTTTCACCATTAACAAAACTTTCAGCAAGTGATTCTGCCTTAGTGAAATCAGAAACAACTTCTTTACTAACAACTCTATCTTTTAGATAATAGTTTATAGTGTAAGCATATTCTTTTCTTTCAATTACGGCTTTCTTATCACCATTCGTAAATTTAGATAGTTCCATAATTTTCTCTCCAAACAAAATGTTCTGCATATTCTTGTGCTTCAGCTTCGTTCTTAAAGAACTTAGTGTCCATAGCAACTAAGCCATCATCTTCTGCACAATCAACTTCAAACAAATCAAACAAATTTTTCCAGGTAATTGTGGCAGTTCTTTTGCCACCTTTACCCACAAAAGTTACAATTCTTTTTTCTCCGTCCATCATGATATCATTCCTACAAAACGATTTAACACAACACGATTACTCAAACGATTACCAGCATATTTACTAAATGCTGAAACCAAACCACGAGTAGTAGCATTTTCTTTTACAGTAAATTCTACATCCTCATCAGTATCTAGGCCTTCTGCACGGAGAAGATAATACTCATCAAAACCGGCAGATGTAACGACCATAGATTTATTTTTACGGAATTGATATTTAAGTTTATCTTGTAATGCGTATGAAGCATTAGGATAGAACTGGTAAATTTCACGGCCTAATTCACGACCAGATAAAACATAAAAACCAACAATGTTACAATTTGTTTTTAACTTCAACATCTTGATGTAACCAGAAGTCAAATCACGGCCATGTGGATGGTCGACTACAACTTCAGATTTAGATTTAGGATCACGAATTACCATTTTCTTATTTGAACGATAATCACTTCGTTCACTACCCATACCTGATACTTTAACACCAAACTGATTGGTATAATAAACGTCACGCAAAGAGTGACCATCACCATCAGTTAAGAATACTGTATTTACAATTTGTAATTTGTATTGTTTTTGAAATTCGGGAACAATCTTCATTGCAGAAAGAATTGCTTCAGATAAAGGAGTGCCGCCTAATTGGAACCAATTTGGTTTCCATGAACGGTACTTTGTAATATTTACCAAAGCAGAACCAGCATAAGAAAATTCAGCCGCAGTCATTTTACTTGAAAGTAAATTCAGTAATTTAAAAGGACGAGTTTGAATATCACCTTCAACAAAAGGTGTGGAATACTGGTCATGATACTCGGAACTGAAAGCATAAACTTCGTAAGGAATATTTACTTTCTTACAAAACATTACCAAATTAATTAATTGCTTTAAAGTGTTTTCAAGATGATTGTGCATACTGCCTGACCAATCTAAGAACATAACCAAGCCATGTGATTTGCCATTAGGCAACACGGTGATTTTCTTAAACAAATCTTCAGCAAATTGATATGAATAAATTTTACTCATATTCAGTTCACCAGTTTTGGCAACAGATGCACGTTTTAATTGGTCGGCATTTTTACGCAACTCAAATTCTTTGGCCAAATAACCAACAACTTTTTTAGCATCATTACGCATTTTCTGGAAACGCTCAACATCGACACCGGCGGGCGCCCAACGAGGGTCTCTTGAATAAACGGAAAGTTCTGTACGATAATCATTCCACAATTTTTTGTGAGTAACGATAGCTTTATCTAAATCGATATTAGGAATATTACCATAATAGAAAACATTGCTATTTGTTAAATCAAACAGTTTGCTTTCATTCTTACGATAGTTTTCATCCGTAAAAGATTTAATTGTTTGATCGGATTCGTGTTCTGGATCGGAACCACCAGAACGAGTTTTATCGGACTCATGATCATCAGCATCATCTGCATCGTCAGAATCAGTATTGGAATTTTCAGATTCACGGGATTCGGTCTCATCGTCCCAATCATCAGAATCATCGTAACCTTCGGAATCAAATTCTTCATAATCGCCATCTTCATCAGGTTCGAATTCTTCTGGATTATTCTTTTTACGTTCTTCTTCTTCATGTTTCATGAAGTCCATAACCAAGCGTGCAACTTCCATTACATCTTTGTAAGTTTCAGTAGATTCAATTTTATTGAGTAGATATTTTTCGGCTTCTGTAAATTGAATACCTTGAGTTGCACCACCCTTAGTATAAAGGTTAACTCTGTCAATAAAGTTCAAATCATTAACATCAATATCTTTAGTACCAAAGAAATCTTTATCAATTAATTCTTTGTATGCACGAACAAAAGAGGCACGAATGCCAGGATATTTGTTTTTAATCTTACGCTCGATACGGGAATCTTCCAATACATTCATAATAGACATTGAAAGTTTTTCTTCATGCGCTTCAAGCATGCCAGAAAGAGGAGTATAGAGTGCATGACCAACTTCGTGACCCATAAAAAGGTCATAAAGATAGCCAGAAATATTTTTGTCAAGAATTGGTACCGTTAAAACACGATTTTTAACATCAAAAGATGCCGTTTGAACATTTTTCTGTTCAACAGTCAAGTTTTCTGTTGCCATTAATTTGGCAAGTAATGATTTTGATTGAATAAGTTGCATATGTTCTCCGAGTTAATGAAACCATTATACTCTAATTATCGCTTACCGTCAAATGTTTTCTGAAAATGCGTTGTTTTTTAGCAACACCATCAATCTTGATAAATTACCTTGCGTTTTTGGTAGTCGGAAAGGTCTTTTTCCATGCCGGACAACGCTGCCCATTTTCGGATTACGATATCCAACTTTTTCCAATAAGGAATTTCTTCATCATCTGCTTTTGCATCGAGCCAAATGTAGTATCCGCTGTTATTCATGTTTATTTCCTTCGTTTTTTTCAAAAAAATTCTGCTCAATTGCAGATGCCAAGCGATCCGCAAGCTTCGGATCGAACTTTACTAAAAAATACGCAACATCTTCTGTTGGTACATGACGCAAATTGAACATAATTTCATCAATTCCACGCAAAATTTGCGATTCTTCTTGCTGTCTTAGCATAATTTCCTCATTGTAAAGTGTCGGTTTGCACGGAAGTCACTACACTGCCTCTTTCTTTCGCAATTCCGACTGATTTTAACCAATCAATCTCAATTTGCAACTCTTCCTCTGTCAAGGTTTCCAAATATTCTTCATATTCGGCCCAATCTTCTGCTGAAATGCTCATCTTCTCATACTCGCTATGTCTTTTGCTTCATTATCTGTGAATACCGGCACAGCATTTGATTTATGCATGGTACCGATGCCTTTAATTTTGTCTCCTGTGTAGGAATTTTGCAATCTTTTTGTGCAAGGAATAAATCCTGTGTCTAAAGATTTAAAGTCAGGGGTTTCCCTGTGGAAAGGTACCATCTTTTTCAGAGGTAGTTTAGTTTTAATGACGGGAGAATGTGAATATCTTTTTGAAGATATTTTATTGATAGCCTCTAACCATTGATGCTTTTGCTCTTGTTGAGCTTTAGTTAGTTTTTTTGGCTTTGATTTGGGAATATAACCGTATATCATATAATCAATTTCTCCATGTGAAGAAACAATTATATAACAGGAGGTGCTGGATGTCAAGCGCTGGTGTTGTATGGAAACAACAATACCTTTATTTCGAAAGCGGACATACCTACTTATAAGAAAAAATTAGAAATTTCTATTTTCTTCTGGTAAACTTGTATCTTCTAATTCACTTAATAATTCTTCAACAGTTCTATTTTTGAGTTTTTTGATTTCAGCATGCTCATTTTTGCTTCTTTTTGGTACATAAGCATAATCATCATTATACTCTTTATTCTTGCGGAATTTTGCCACAAATTTTGTCACTTATTTCTCCTATTTCATCGTTTCAAAAGTTATGCCTCTAATTTTAGTTTCGGGCATGTTGTGCATATCCATATTCGACACATAAGTGATGTCGGCATTTGGATAACAAATTTGTACAAGTTTGAGTAATTGGCAGACTGTGCCATCCGAATCATTAAACGAAAATATTTCATCAACACAATTGATATTTTTTAATATTTCACGGCGAGTGTCATAATTTTGAACAAATCCACCTTGTGACCACATCATATACCAATCAGAATGAACACCGACAACTAACCAATCACCTTTTGACTTACATTTCATTAAGTATCTTAATTCTTCAATCGTAATCGGATCAAAAGTGCCGGATGTTATTATTATTCTATCTTTTCGTGGCATTACGGTAATAGATTTGGAAAAGCCTCTTTTACGAATTTATAGTTTAAACCTTTTACAGCTTGGTCTTTTTGGAAAATACCAATCAATACTTCTGCATCACGGGGTTCCAAAGATTCCAAAATTTGTAGCAATAATTGATTTCTTTTCTCTGGTGTCAAACTTTCTGCTGTAGCATCACCTTTTTTGAAAAGATATAATTTACGCAATTGTGCAGCTAAAGAATTTGAAGTAATACCAGGTAAAATATCATCAGGTATTTTGTAATTATCTGGCATTTCAGTAACTAACCATTGGCAATTTGGATGAAATGTTAATTGCAACACATCGACCAAAGTTTGAGAAAGATTCTTCTCTATTACTGCCATTCTATCTTTTTTGGTTTCAGCTTCTTCAAATTCATCAAATACTTCAAATATATTTTTCATTAAAATTCCTCGATTACATCCATTAAATTTTTCAACTTGTGTTCAATAAAATAATTCAATAACTTATTCCGTTTTGCTGGAACTGTTTCTTCATAAGTATTTATAATCTTTTCTTTTATCTCAACCGGAATAAAAGATAGGTCAATTAATGTGGCATTTCTCATATAATTGGCTTTTACAGATTCGTTTTGGTCGGTCCAAGCTTCCTGTAACATTTTATCCAAAACACTTTTGGTGATAGGTTTCTGACGCAAATCACGAACAAAACAATCACCAGGAGAAAACACATTAGGAATGCCATCACCTTTATCACCACGAATAATCTTTTCTTTTAACTCCATAACTGGATTCTCAGATACCACATACTTCTTTTGTGATGGATTATATTGTTTAACATTTGGATAGTTTTGTAGTTGTAGGAAGTCACCATCACTCGATAGGATCAAAATCTTTTCGTGTGCTGAGTGCCGTGGTACTAGTGTGCCAATGATATCATCCGCTTCGGCGCCCTCAACGTCAATTACTTTATATGGAAAGTTTTCTTTGAGTTCGGCTTTGAATTTTGCAAGCATGTCAAAAATTAAATGCCAATCTAAGTTAGATTTGTCACGGTTCTTTTTACGATTTGCTTTGTAGAATGGGAAATACTCTTTACGCCAGTACTTACGATTATCACAACACAATACCACTTCACCATATTCATTTTTAAAATTCTTGATATGGTTACGAATGATATTTAAAATCATATGGCGAATTAGGCTTTCATCTAATGCACCTTTATGGTTTGAAATTTGTGCCATAAGTCCAGCAAGTAATACTTGGTTTAAATCAACGAGAATCATAATAAACTTTCAATAGTTTCCAATAGGTACTATTGTATCACAGTTCTTTCAGTTTGTCAAATGTTTTTTGGATAAAAGTGGTAGAAGTGGTAGTTTTGCGAGCCATGACACCATACCAATTTTGTGGTATTAATCCAGAAATATATTCTAAAGGTTCTACAAAAACGGCATCAAAACGGTCAACATCATATATGCCATCATGTGTATTATCTTCTTTGAATAATATAACATGATATGTATTACCCATTGTAGAATTGTTTAGGCTTTCACCTGGATTTTTGTATAAAGCTGATTCAATATGTATTTCGTCTTTTTTATCGCTAGGTAGAAAAAAGATTGCGTCATGTGCCTCATTCTTGAGGTGTTTGAGAAATTCTAACATTATAGTCCTTGATATGTGATTTGCGTACTCTTACCATTATCCATGTGTTATAGTAATCTTCTGATTCCATAACTCCACGGACAAATTGCTCTTTTGCTTCGAGATAACCACATTCGCCTTTACTTCGGCATAGATGTAATATTTCACGGGAAAAGTTTTCATGGCCTAATTGTAACACATCTTTCTTCAACATGTCACTACTTCCATAGTAAGTTTGCCAATCACTTGGAACTTTAATCTTTTTCTTTTTACCTTTGACTTGTTTGGTTTTGGCAGAATAAAAGAATTTCTTGCCTATGTATTTTTTACCATTCGTCAGATTAGTTATCTGATACACGAACCCGTAATTATCACCAATCAAATCTTCAGTAAAATCTTTACCATTATACTGCCAATCTATTCGTCCCATTCCTCATTGTCCAAATCGTCATCATCCTCTATATAGTCCTCGGATAATTCTTCGATTTGTTCACCACAGAATGGGCAATGTTCTGGTAAATCTTGAGATACTAATTCTTCCATATATGCTATGCTATAAGATGATTCACAACTTAAGCATTCTCCAGATAATTGTTTTTGAGTCATTAAAAATCCTTAATGTGCCCAAACATCACTCCAATCTCCAGACAAAGCACCTTTTGCATAATCGGTTGCTCTATTCTCAAAGAAGTTTGTGTGTGTTGGTGCGTTAATCATTTCCTCTACCCAAGGTAAAGGATTTCTTTTCACTTTAAACTGACCTTTGAGTCCTAAAGAAATCAAACGGCGGTCGGCAATATAACGAATATACTTCTTAACATCTTCAGCTGATAAATCTTCCATGGCGCCCATCTTAAATGCCAAATCAATAAATTTATCTTCAAGTTCTACCATTCTTTCAGCAATCGTATATAAACGACTTTTTAATTCATCGTTCCAAATTTCACGATTTTCTTCTATATATGTCCTAAACATTTTAATCATGTTTTCGGTATGTTGAGTTTCATCAACAATAGACCATGTTACAATTTGGCCCATACCTTTCATTTTGCCATGTCGTGGAAAATTAAGTAACATAATAAAAGAGCTAAACAACTGCATACCTTCGGTAAATGCCGAGAATACAGCAATATGAGTTGCAGTGTTTTCTTTTGTAGTATTTTTACTGGAGATGTCCATAACATAATCGTGTTTCTCTTTCATTTCAGCGTATTCCATAAACTCATTATATGTTGTCTCTGGTAAACCTAAAGTTTCAATTAAATGAGAGTATGCTGCTACATGCAATGCTTCTCTTGCAGCAAAACCCAACAACATCATTCTTATTTCCGGTTGGGGAAAATAAGGTAAATAATTATTAACATAACCACCAGCAACGTCAATGTCTCCTTGGGTGAAGAACCGAAAGATGTGTGTGAGAAATTGTTTCTCTTCCTTAGTGAGTTTCTTTTTCCAATCTTTGACATCTTCGAGCATAGGTACTTCAGTATGCAACCAATGGGACTGCTCATGCTTAAGCCATGCATCATAAGCCCAAGCATAATTAAAAGGTTTAAAGTAAGTGCGTTCATCGGTTATTTTTGTTTCTGTTTTCTTAATCATTCTTATCCTTCGCAAGCAATACAATCGTTACCTTGAGCTATCTGTGTCATATCAAGCTCTTTAATAACTTCTCTTTCTACTTTTTTGGCAACCTTATCTGCTTTGCCAATTTTTTCTGAACGGCAATAATATAAAGTTTTCAATCCTTTTTTCCATGCCATAAAATGAATGGCATGAATGTATTTGATATGTGCATCTGGCCTAAAAAATAGGTTTAATGATTGTGCTTGGTCAATGTATGCTTGACGGTCCGCAGCCAAGTCGATAACCCATCTCTGATCGATTTCCATAGAGGTTTTAAATACGTCTCGTTCAGCGTCAGATAGTATATCGAGATGCTGGCAAGAACCATCATTAGCAATAATACTAGACCAAATGTCATTGTAGTCTTGTTCATCTTTTGCTTTCTCTTTAATAATTTTATCTAACCAACGATTCTTGTTTAAGAAAGAACCCGAAAGAGTATCCTGCCGATAAGCGTTGGCACGATAAGGTTCAATAGAAGGAGAAGTATTCCCCATGATAATGGAAGAAGAAGCATTGGGAGCAATAGCCATAACATGACTAAACCTACGGCCAGTACCAGTCGCATCAGGAGCTTCACCTCTTTCGGTACCCAATTCGATATTTGCAGCATCTAAACCTTTCTTAATATGATTAAAGATTTTATTATTTGCAACTTTTGCCATAACACCTTCAAAAGCAATTCCGTTGCGTTGTAAGTAAGCATGGAAACCAAGAGCACCAATACCAATGCTTCGTTCACGTTGAGCAGAGTACTTTGCTCTTGCAATAGCGTCAGGAGCATTTTCAATAAAGTATTGAAGTACATTATCAAGCATTTCTGCTACATCTTTAAGAAACTGTTTATTATTTTTCCACTCATCATAAGTTTCTAGATTTAAACTTGATAAACAACATACTGCTGTTCTTTCTTCGTTTGTGGGTAAAATAATTTCAGAACACAAATTTGATTGATGTACTTTTAAACCTTTATCTTTTAACCATTTTGGCAATTGGCGATTGCTCGTATCAATATAATGAATGTATGGTTCACCTGTATGCATACGCAATTCTAAAATTTGTTGCCATAGGTGTCTTGCTGATACCACTTCACGAATTTCGCCTGAATGTGGGTCTTTTAGTTCCCAATCATCTTTAGCTTCAGGATCCAACATGCAATTTTCAATGAGTTGCATGAAGTCATCCGTAATATTAATACCATGGTGTAGATTCAGGCAACGCACATTTGGATCGCCTGTCGGCTTTCTCATCTCAAGGAAGGGAATAATATCAGGATGAGATATATCAAGATAAGCAGCGTAACTGCCCCTACGGGTACGACCTTGACGATAAGCCAAGCTAGAAGCATCATAGATTTTGAGATGCGGCATAACGCCAGTCGATTTATCGTCTGCCGAACGAATACCAAAACCAATGCCAACACCGCCACCAAGCATACTAAGCCAATTAGTTTCTGAAAGATTATCAACTAAGCCCTCCGCAGTATCTTCAATATAATTAAGGAAACATGATATAGGCATGCCACGCTTACTACGACCAAAACTAAGAATGGGAGTAGAATAAGATAACCAATGTTTGCTACTGTAGTCATATAATCTTTGTGCATGTTCTAAATTACTTCCAAATGATTTTGATACAAAGGCAAATCTGTGTTGTGGCGATGTTTCATCTTCTTTCATGTACGATTCTTGTAATCGTTTTATTCCTAGTTCGTCAAAAAGTTTATCTCGTTGTAAATCAATAGTTAATCCTAGATATTGCATATTCACCTTGTTATTGTTATTGTTGTTTAAAAAATATAATATAAAATGCTAAACTTTTTTCCAGTTCACAAACTCCATTTTTGCTCTTAAATTTACAGCTGTATGTTTATCTATAATGTCTTGAATTTCGTCAGGTGAGAACCCATTCAATATCATATCATTAACATCTTTTTCTTCAATAAATTCTGGCCAAATAACCACATTAAA